TACTTAACTTCGCCGATGGCGTCGTAGTACTCCCAGGCTTCGTGTTGCCAGTCGGTAGATCCGCCTTTTCGACGTTGCTTAAACTTTTCAACTTCACCCTTATCGTCCAACTTCATTTGAACAGCCGCCGCAGTAATAGGGCGAGGTGCAGAGTATGACACTGCTTGATACGCACCAGGAATAGGAGCAGGAGTTACAGTAGCTTTCTTTGGGTTACGAGGAGCGCTCGCGGTGATACGACGAGACTTAGAGACAGGACGGTTGTTAGTGTTGTCGTCCTTAGAGAAAAGTGCCACTCTAAATTACTCCTCGTCGTTGATTAACGGAGTGCATGGATTATGAATCCAGGCGCGCAGTTATAAGTCCAGCTATAGCGGACAGGGCAAATATACACCCGATTAGGATAGTCATACTTGGAAAAAACGCATAAGAAAACACAACTGGGAGCGCGACCCATAACGAGATGCACCAGGAGCAGGTTACGAGATACGCTAAGTGGGAGCCTGTTTTTGTCTTGTCCCAGACGAAGGCGCGGACGGGTTCAAAGATCTCGTCGATAGTAATTAGGCGTGTAACGCGATAGACGAAGAGCGCGAGGATAATCACGTGCGCAACGGGCATGCGTTCAATCATGTATGTGTCTAGGTTCATTCGGTTGGGTCCTTTACTGAGTCCATGGTTTTATAAGGGCTCCAAGATCTCAATCTGCTGCCGCAGGTTGAGCAACCTTGGGTCTTACGAAACGCTATGATTTTCCCTGACTCTGTTAGTGCCTGGGAATCCTTTGTTTTGTCGCCAGACCAGTTTAGGCTGGCTAAGCGCTCGGAGAAGATAAGTCGCGGTCCCGAGTGGTGATCACCTGCGACCATAAGAATGTCCGTGCCGTCGTCCTTGGTCATAACTACGACGCGTACGCGTTCAAGGTACTTGTTGCCGTTAGGCACATCCGCAAGGTTTGTCGTCACCGTGGTGAAATCCTCGACAACGCCGGGAGCGACGGCAACTATCGTTGCAGGGAAGAAATCGTGTTTTACCTTCATTGTGAGTTGGCCCTGTCTACTCTACGTTTCATCGCGCGATAGGTAACTCCTGAAGCACGGGCTAGCTCAGATACGGTAACACCTTTTAGATACAGCTCTCCTGCGATGACAGTTAACTGGGTATTCGCGGTGAAAGAAGCAGACCCTGGATTTGTGCGGGCGCGATAGCGTCGCGCTAGCGGTGATAATCTTGCAATTTGAAGTTGCTGATCTACAGGAATCCCAGGTGACGGTGGACGTTTACGTCTCGACTTTGGCTTAGGCTTTGGAGGCGTAGGGGTCGCGGTGACAAAAATGCACTCGGGTGTATCCTTGATAACCCAGGAGCGTACGGTTGAGCGACGCCGTGGTGGGTCAAACGCGTCGGCTATGGACTGAAGGGTCCAGCCTGCATCATTGAGGTCTTTTACACGACGCCATAGCTGCTCCTTGGAAAGGGAGGCTAGGAAATCGGCCTCGCTCTTTGGGAGGTCGGGTGTATGCGCCATGAGAATACTGTATCACCTTCGAGGACGAATGTGTACAAAAAGCGCTTATAGTATTGTGTACAAACGGAGCAGAAACAGTACCTTTTGGTTAAAATGGCTTGGACGTGAGAATGGGATTCGTATAGGTAGAGACACTTTCAAAAACGTCTCCAACTATTTTTTCTTTTTGCGAGCGAGAAATAGTCTTTAAGAAATAATTTAGAAGAAATTGTTTTATTTTATTTGTTGCAGCCTATAGTGCCTTATGTCTGTTGCAACATAAAAGAAGACTGGCCAATGCCTTAGCACTGACCAGCCTTCCTTTGTTTAAGCTTTTGTTTAGTAGTCTTAAAGCACTACCTTGACATTGTGATCTCCTTCAAAGATCTTAGTCAATGTTGTAGCATCAACAGATCCAGTTACATCCAAGCCTTTGCTTGCTTGGAAGTTCTTGATAGCAGCTACAGTCTCATCACCTAGCCAGCCATCCTTGTCAGCGTCAGCGTCCTTGAAACCAAGTTCAATGAGGCGACGTTGTAGATGGTGTACAGATAAAGACTTACGAGCATATACATTTTTGTAAATGCAATTTGCTAGGAGGACCTCATCGACGCCATTGCCACTGACAGACTGGTTAGCCTTAGGCGTGTGTGCCTTAGGCTCCTCAACATGTACAGGTTCAGGCACAACCTCAGGGATTACCTCAGGCTCAGGTTCAGGTGTAGGTTCAACTATAGCCTCAGGCTCAACGATAGCAGGCGCCTCAACTACAGGTGCCTCATCGACAGCCGCAGGCTCGATGTGTTCAGTATTTAATTCGTCCATGGTGTAATAGTATTCCTATCCTAGGACTTTGACTTTGTTGGGAATTCGGTGTACCACTTGGTCACCGCAGGCTCGATGGCATCACCATCGTAGGCATTAGCGCCTAGTCCCCATGAGCCCCAGTCCTTACCACCTGCTGTCATGTAGTAGGCAGCCTTAGCATTTGCTACAGGGTCAAATAGATCAGTAACCTTAGCGATACCAATCTTGTCCTGGAACTTAGCTAATCGGTCAACGCCTAAGCTGCCAATCATGTTGATTTGGAATAGGCCATATGAGTTGTCGCCAGTGTTGGCGTTCTTGTTGTGGGCAACAGGTCGCCCACGAGACTCACGCATAACAACGGACCATGCAGTCTTGAGAGCCTTGCCCTCAAAGCCAACAGCCGCTAGCAGCTCTACGAGCTCATGCTGAGTTAATTGTTTTGCACCCTCTAGTACTACCAGTGGGTTAGTTACTTCAGCTTCGATCTGTTTGATGTGAGCTGGTAACTCCATGCTTATTGGACTTGACGCAGCATTGCTTGACAGCATTGATACTGAGAAGAGTCCAATTGTTATTGCCGTAATATAGGCTACGGTCGACATTGCAATTCCACGTAGTGTAAGCAACGCTAGTTCGCCTCCTTAGGTCGGGGATGGGACAACCCAATGTTAAATACCCATTAGGCTTCTTGCTACCGATACGCTCCTCAAGCTTTCGCTTGTCCTCTACCGCTTGCGTATGGCCGGAGATAAGAAGGGATGACATAGTCGTATCCTTTCGTCTCTCCGTAGTTGGGTTCTTGCAGGTATTACTTTATCACATAAACTAGGAAAGCTGGCACCTTTAGGTACCAGCTTGTCCTATTAACTAAGTTACTTCTTAGCTTTCTTATGTGAATCAAACCATGCCTCTAGCTTATTTATCATAGGCAACAGGAAGGCTAAAATTTCTTCCATTTCATCTTCGTACTTAGCGTTTTTACGCCCTCTACGAGTAGACCGTTGCACAGCAGTAATCAGCGGGCTGTCTTTTACTAACCCATGGAATGCCATTTCGTATACCTCCTTTCCTCTTGATGGCTTAATTATATCGCCATTTTCAGGAAAAGTAAACCCCTCCCCAGGGCGAACCCAGGGAGGGATTACGTTTAGACCGTCTGAGCTAGGCATGCCCATGCCACGGCTGATAACCCTAGGGCTAGGACCAAAGTGCCTCTATCCGGGGATAGAAGGCTCACGAGGACGGCAATGAAGGATAAGGCAGCCGAGATAACGGCTGGCCAGATGAGGCTTTGTAGCCTCAGCATGAGTCTATCCAGCATTACTTAGTCTTTCGGGTCTTGCCCTTGAGTCGATCTGACGTGTTGCGGATGTCTGTACCAGACTCAGCGATGAGCTTGCGAGCCTTGCCATAGGTAATACCTAGCGCCTGAGCTACCTCGTCCACAGACTTTCCGTCTGAGTAGAGCTGGGCTGCCTGGTTTGGAGTTACTGTTGATGTTGTCATTGCTTTCCTTTCGTAGGTTTACTTTTGAGCAAAAACACGACTGCTCAAGATTTTGTGCCCTTCTGAGGCTTTGGTGGAGTTTTTCCATGGGTGTCGCAAAGAGCTCTGCCACCCCACGGTCCACGAGGTTTGACGTTATTGTCGCAGTCACTTCCATAGCCAGCTGCATCACACTTGATCTTTGAACCTCGAGTGAAGTTGTTGACGAGTGAGACGATTGCCCGCTTGATTACAGAGTCGTTAACTACGAATCCATTTTCCTGATGACAGGACCAGCAGAGATACTCGTTCCTGCGATGTGACGGATCTCTGACAGCGTTGTCAGCTCCACACTTGTCGCAAGGAGTAGCTCTCTTTATTAGTCTTGTTCTATCTCTGTAATGTTCAGCACAGAGAAGGCTGTCGTTTAGCTCATAGACAAGCGCGTAGTCCTGACACACCGAGCACGCGGCATAGACATAGTTGTGCTCTCTTTGGTTTGTGCCTTGCGTCATTATTCCTCCGTATTTGTCGTTGGTAGAACTATAATCCTTTTTCCTTTACTTGTACACTTACTTTCTAGGTTGAACTACTCCAAGAAGAGCTACCTGCTTGTGGGCAGCCGCAAGGTTGAAGAAGCGCTCTGCACGGTCATCGTAGACCGAGGCGATAAGTATAGAAGGAGTGACGAAGGCAACTACACCTGTGACCATCGCTAGAAATCCTATTAGCGTAGGTGAGGTTGCGAAGATACCAATCATGGCGATTGACCATAGACCAGCGATTACCTTAAGCGCGAATGAGACTCGGCGAGCTTGGAATCCCTTACGGCGATACTCTTTTACTGTTGACATGTTCTTGTCCTTTCGTCATTGGGTTGTACAAGATAATTATAACAGGTAAATCAGGAAGATGTCGCTATTAGCGGCGAGCTTTCTTCATGCGACGCTCGTGCTTAGTTGTGTCGATGATGAATGGAGCTGCGATAAGTAGAATTGCTGAGAAGTAGATTATGAATGCTGTTGTCTGTGTCATTTTGTATTGCCTTTCGTCGTTGGGTTGTTGGAATAATTATATCAGGTAGATTGGGAAGATGTACAGGTTATCCTAAGATAAATGCGATTGCCACTGCGATTGCCACTCCTACGAAGGCACCAACAGGTCCCGCAACGTCTGCGTACTCGTCTAGCCAATCGATTACCGCTGTAAATGGGTTCATTTTCTTTCCTTCCGTCGTTGTTAGGATAATTATATCAGGAAGGTTGGGAAAATGTAACTATCTGACCTTAAAGGTGTTTCTAATATTAGGAATCTTCCTACCTGCAGGCGACTTGGCGGTAATCCGCCCTCCCACGAATCCCGCAGGTGGCTTGATGAGTAACGCGGTAAGGGCATGGACCAACGCGTCAACGCGGTCAGGGGATTTGCCTTCGCCTGGAATCCACGAGGTCATCTGGGACTCTAGGTCCGCTAGGTAGCCAACGTGGTGTACGCGGTCCTGTTCATAAGCCAAGGTGATAGGCTCAGCGCGAAGTGCCTTGCCGTATTTGGAGTGGACTTCAAGAACCTTTACAGATGGGTCAATTGTGTTAATGGCGTTGCGCACCAACGCACCGCCTTGGTTTACTTCAGCTACGACAGGGCAACCCCATTTACGAGCCATGGCAACTACACGGTTAGCCCACACATCCGGTGAGCCTAAGATTGAAGCATCCTCAAGTACCCAGCTCTGACGTTTGTAAAGATCTCTGTCAGCTGTCGATGAAACGACAACGATGCCGCATTCGTCTCGAGGATTTTCGGCTACCGATGGGTCGACGCCGATTACACGTAATGGCGCGTTCATCGCTGACATCTGACGAGTCCTGTCGATGAGCTCTACAGTCCAGAGAGCTCCTTCAACATCTGAAAGCATCTCACCGTATAGCTCTTGTGCAGCTAGACGAGTTCCTTCGTATACTCCGAGGATTCCGTCCATGTAAGCTTGTGAAAGGTTTCCTGTGTTGTCCATGGTTGAACCTTTTGTAATGATTACCTTGCCAGGATTCGCATCAGCCTCACGAAGTAGCTCATAAAGAAGTGGCACACGCTTCGGCGTAGTAGTAACCATAATTTTTGGATTAGAGCCGAGACGTGTACCAATACGTAAGTTCTCAAACGCGGTAAGCCCAGCTCCATCTGGAGTCTGACGCCAAGCGGCAACCTCATCTCCCCAAGCGTGCGTGAACTGAGGTCCACGAAGAGAATCTGGTTCATCAGCTGTGAAGCACGTTGCCGTGTTGCCGTTAGGCCAAGTTAGTCTTCGCTTTGACGGCTCGTACAACGGACGCTCACTAGGAGGTGTAACGTTAATGATTCCTGATTCACCTTCAACGATAACGTCACGTACGTCAGCAGCTGTACGAGCTACCAACGCAAAACGGCGTTGACCGGTGTTTGTATGTTTAGCTTCTTCACGCACCCACTCAGCTGCCGTACGAGTCTTACCAGCACCGCGACCTGCAAGGTACATCCAGATATTCCACTCATCGCCCTCAGGGCGTTGCTGTTCAGGACGTCCCCAAAACGACCAGTCCCATTGAAGAGCCTCAGGGTCTAGACCTGCTAGAACCTGAGCCTTCTCTTCGTCGGACATGGCCGCAATGAGTTGTGCTAGACTTTTTCCCATGTGTACTATAGTACCTTATAAAAGGAAATGTTATACGGCGACGTGAGTAGTATGCTTGTAGATCTCAGACACAACCGCAGCCCAAACTCTCGGAGTATGGGTAAGAGGTTGATAACCTCCGGCCCCACCGATAAGTACTCGGCCATTTGCATGTTTGTTAGCGATGTCCGCAACGATGCGAGCAGCTGCACGATAGCCAGGGTAATCAAACGTTAAAGACGATAACGGATCTGAATGATGTGCATCAGCTCCGGTAGCTAGAAGGATTACATCTGGCTGAATCTCATCAGCTAGGATTTCTATCTCCTTCATAGCGTCTAAGAAGTCTACGTCTCCAGCTTCGCTACTCAACGGCCAATTGTAAGCTCCGTTTTCTGGCTCGCTTGCAAGACCAGTGCCAGGAAAGATTCCATCCTCGTGAATACTTGCCGTAACTATATTGGGGTATGCCCGCAGGATGTTTTCAACGCCATCACCGTGATGTGCGTCCCAGTCGATGTACATAGGCTTAAGCCCAGCAGCAGAAAATAGCTTAGCGACTAACGCCATGTCATTGAATACACAAAAACCAGATGAATGGTCATACTGCGCATGGTGTTTAGCTCCCTGAGGATTAAACGCAACCTTTGCTTCGCCACTAAGGATCTTTTCATACAGACGAACAGTTCCCGCAGCCATTTGAAGAGCTACGTTGCCTAGATGCGTCTGGTCTGGGTACCATTCACCGCAATGACCTTTGTCAAGCACCTTAGAAATGTATCCATCGCTGTGAACATGGCTTAGCAGATCTCTATCAGACTCAGATGCAGATGGAGTTACCATTACTGGATCTAAGTTTTCAAGGAGCTCTACCGCAAGCTTAGCTCGCATTGGATTTGTTGGGTGACTGCCATCACCGCTTCCTAATTGCCAGTCCAGGTAGATGTCGTCGTAAGCAATGTGAAGCTTACTCATCGTTATCATCTTCTAACGCCAATAAGAACTCTTCGAACTCTTTGTTAATCAAAACATAGCGGCTACGCTTCTCACGCAACAGGTTGATTGCATCCTCTGGCTTGTGTCCCATTTGGATTAGAGCTAGAGCAGCGGTAAGACCAGAGCGATTCAACCCAGCTTGGCAACGAATTAAAACCTTGTTGCCATCGCGAACTTGGTCAACCGCAAATGAAGCTGCGCGATGTAATGCTTCCATGTCGATGTGAGCAATTCCGGAGTCATAGAATCCGAACCGTAGTTCCTCGACCATCCAGTCAACTGGCTGTGCCCATGCGTAAAGTGTAACTACCGCATCGAAATCGTCTTTAGTAATTTTGCGATTAGCGTGTAGGTTTACAGAGTCTTCGAGTGTGTCATCGTCATCTGTTCCGCCAACCCATAGGTTAGGCAAGATCTCACTCCACAGTGGGAAGTCCCAGTCATCAATTTGGTGAACTGGTGCATGTCCTGTTTCGATATCAATTATCTTTGCCATGTTATTTCTCGTCTCTTTGTCATTTGTCATTATATTACTATTATATCAGGATAAGTTACCTGTCGGTAACTTATTCTTCTTGAATGAATGTGTGGATGTTGCCACCGGAGTAGATGTCATGCTTGATAGCAATTTCTACTGCACGGTAAACAATCTTCTCAGCTTCCTTTGCGCTCTTACATTTTTGATAGTTAAGAGCTTCAAGAACGCCGAGAGCTAGATCCGAACCGCTACCTGAATGATAAACGTTGCGTTCTTCTCTGTCCCAGGAGTAGTCTTCGTAAATTGGATAAAGAACTCCGTGGATTGAAACAATAAACTCTGAATCGTGAGCCGCAGCTTCGCCATCAGCCTTCATGTCGTACCCAGACTCAATAAAAACCTTACGCATAGACGGAATAAATGTTTTCGTCATGAATACGTCAAGGTCTTGTCCAGGTTTAGGCTTAGGAGCTCTCCAACCAAATTGAAGTATGTTTGAGCCGCGTCCTGCACCGGAACCCGCAATGAGAATACCATTGTTCTCTACAACTTTATGCGTAGCCATTTCTAAGTAGCGACCGCTTTCGTCTGACGAACGCGAATCACAACCGATGACAGACCAGCCGTCACCTTGAATTGCTACAAGTGTAGTCACAGGATTCCCCTCCAGGTAAAACGCCTATCCAGGCGCTAGGCAAACTGTATCCTAAGCGCCTGGACTACGTCTTACTTTACGAGATCAATTATAGCCACAGGAACCGTAATGTTGGAAGATTCAACTTTACCTGTTACTGGGTTTACATGCGCAAACCTTCCAACGGGTGTCTCCAGTCTTACAGTGACCTTCTTCTGCTTCATCCCTGTGATGGTTGCCTTTTGGCCAACCATGTAACGAGTCGCAGTTAGATCATTGAAGACTACCGTATCACCGATGTTAAAGTCTGCAAGTGTCCGTGAAGAACGCGAAGCCTTTAGGCGTGCGTCAATCGCGTCCTTTAGTCTGATTAAGTCAGAATCGTGGGCTCCCAAGGTAATCTCGGCAACCAATGTCTCTATACTCATGTCTGTCCTTTCCGTCGTTGTTATAGTACTATTATAACAGGTTTAGTCAGGAAAGTAAAATCAGGTTTAAGCGTCAATCTCCGCGCGGAAGTAACCGATACCTTGCTCAGCCTGAGCTAGGTCTTCTACCCAAGGTAGACGCTTACGCTCCGCGTCCAAGAACGAGCTGGCGTAGAGAACTGCCTCACGCTTTGCAGGTCCAAGAGACTTGAATGCTCCTCGGCGTGCTTCGCCAGTCGCAAGGTCCTTAACCTCTACCAGCCAGGCAGCGTTCGGTGCCTTGCTCTTATGTAATGTTGCTACTATCATTGGTGTCCTTTCGACATTGTTAGGTAGGCAGTTTAATGACGTACCCAGGTCGTTCTGTAGCGGATTGGAATACACTACAGAAATCTATTAAGCGTCTTCGAACAATTTTGAGCGAAGAGCTTCTTCATATTGGTCACCGCGCCAAGAGTTAGATCCGAAATGGATGTCTTCCTCAACGAGCTTGTCTAAGCTCAAGACCGCGGTGTATCCTTCGGCCTCGAACATGATGACAAGCTTTACGTCTGCCTGTTCAGGGTCATCAACGAGAGCTACAGTGAACGGCATCCCAGCTACACCATTACGATGATGAGAAGAGTCAATTATTTGTAATTTATCCGCGTTCACTTGTTTCTGTCCCATTCTGGTCGTCTCTTCGAAATCTCGTACTTCGAAGAATCTAGCTCGTGCTTCTTAAGCCAATCCTTTGCGATGTCCTCGCTAACGAACTGTCCTAGCCATTTGTCATTCTCATCGAATACGTTAACTAAATCATACAAGTCACTCATAGTAAACTCACTCGGTTCTTGTCCTTGATTGGAGTATAGGCTTTACTTTTTCCAGTTATAGGTTGAATATACCCGTAGCGAGCTAAACGGAACCGAATAGCTCCGTGGGTAACACCAATACACTTAGCTAGTCGGTAGATGGTTACACCTTCAACCGAATGAGCATGCCATAGCAAAGCTGTGTATTCCTCGGCAACCGCACGATGCTCTGCGTGGTCCCAGCGAACTTTCTGCGCGAATGGCTGAAGTTCTAGTAATCGTTTTAATGTATCTTCACTTGGAAGCACGAGTGTAGGGTCTGCTACCTCGACTTCACGCATCTCTAGCTCCGGAACTGGGAAGTTGCCTGGGTTAGATAATATGTGAACAAGGAGAGATGGCGAAGCGGTGTTTTCGATTTGACGAATACGCTCGCGTGTAACTCCTAATGCACTCGCAATAGCTTGAAGCGTCCAACCCTTCATGCGAAGAGCTTTTACGTACGCCGCACGGGTTGGAGCATCCTCTACGAGGTTTACAGCGGCAGTAGCAATGAACGGCAACGTTTGATGTTGCGTAACTGCTATCTGCTTTTTAATTCTTGGTCGTTTTTCCATTTGTGTTCCTAATCTATTGAAAGCGGGTCACACGCAGGAAGCGTGTGCGTTCGCCAGTCGTACAAAATTTGTTCGAGTATAGCGGAGTACTCGTCGTCGGGAAGTGACGCTATAACTTCTTGAGCAAGAGATATGAATCGCAAGCTCTCAGATTGGTTTGCTTGGTGGTTAGACTCAAGGCTACCGCATGTGCCGCAATACTCTTCTAGCATTACGCACTCAAAGGAAGTTGACTCTTGATGCGAGACTGAAGGTCTGACACCATGTGGGCGAGGTGATGGAATCCGTGGTCCTGACTAGATGCTTTCTCTTTGCCAAGCGCGCGAAGAATAATTTCAATGTCTTTGTCGGTAAGTTCGATGTTCATGATTGTCCTTTCGTCGTTGATAAGATAATTATATCTTATTTGTTCCTAGAAGTACAGCCATCTTGACTTTTTCTGCCGCGTCTCGGTTAAATCCACCGATGTTGTACTCCATGATTTCATCCATGTCTGGGACTCCAGCGTCGTAACGCTTCCAATCATAGATTGTGACTACTGTTCCATCGCTGAATGTATGTTCCCATTCAACGGTAACTTTGTCACCTGGGTAATAAAAAGTTGGTTCGCCGAACACTGAGCTCAGTTCGCGCATTGTGGTGGTGATGTGTCCTTGTAATGATGTTCCTACTGAAGCGATACCCATTGTAGTTCCTTTCGTCGTTGTGTCGTTATGGTTTAATTATAACATGCTTACTTGTCAAAGTAAACAATCTCGATAAATTCCTTTGCCCAGCCCGTAAGCCCAGCTTCCATCTTGTTTTTGTGATGTCCGCAGAAGAAGAGATCTCCGGAGTTCCCGGTAACTTTCCAGATTGCCTGGGCTGTCTGGCAGGAATCACAAGGAACCCAACCGTATGACTCTTGAACTGTCTCTTCTACTACTTCTTCAGTAATGGTAGACTCCACGTTCTCTCCTTTGGTTAAGTTAATCATACTCAGTTTAGAAATTATTGTTTGGGTCGTACCAACCTTCGCGGGAGTTTTCCTCACCGCACTTGTTGCATACCCATTCAGCAGTCCATGTAACCGTATCGTGGGAGTACTCCTCAAAGCTTGGGACCTCATAGCATGCGTCACATTCGTCGTTGCCGCAGTCAAGTTCTTGAAGGCTCTCACTCTCATGAGCTCCCGCAATCTCTGGTTCAAACCCAGAGACTCCTGGTGGATAGTTGCTTGTCATTACACGATTTCTACTTTTATAATGTCGGTAACATGGTCAATTCTCCATGTGGCATTGATAATTTCAATTGCTTTTTCGTACGAGTGTACTTCATAAACGGGTTGTGATGTCTTTCCGTCTTTTCCAACTACTGTAAGTATAAGGCTATTCATTTAATCATTCTCCCTTGTTCGGTGGTTGATAGTCTAATTATAACATGTTTACAATAAAAAGTAAAACACCATAAAGAATGAGACTGGCTGCAACCCAGAAAGAAGCAGCCAGCCTCAAACATATGGACAGACTTTCACGCACGAAGGCTTTGAGTCGCGCCTCACTTTTTGCGCAGTACCTGATGTAGATCTTGCTATCAGGTTTTACTCCGAACTTTCCTAAGTTAGTATTGTTCCGGTCTCTTTCCTGAACCAAGCTGCCCCTACCCGCGGCGCCGTGTCAGCTTATCGGGAGTAGTGTCCCCATGGGATACCCTTACGCTCCAAGATTCAGTAAGTCCAAACCTAAGTATTAAGTTGTTAGTCCTATTATAACAGGTTTATTCCCATTCGGTAATAAATACTGCCTCGAAATCTTCTATTGGTCGTTTTAGACCAATCCGCGCCATCTCCAGGTATCTGGTAACGTCCGCGCGTTTACGGGCACGAAACTTAGAGATGCGCTCTCCCGTATGAACATCACGGATCTCCCAGATGCCCGCAGCTTCATTCCTCGCCATTAGATACTCTCCATAAACTTTTTGTGAGTTTCCCAGCAAGGAAGATGCCAAAGATCACCGGTACGTGAATCGTAATGAGTGTAGGGCTCCATAGTTTGTTTTTGTGAGTACAAGACTGCACTGCAGCCCGCACACTCGATAATAGTTGTATCAGTAGACATGTACTTCTCCTTCGTACGCGCTACGAAGTTTAGTAGCAAGTTCTTCAAGTTGTACTTGCCACGCATGAGGTAGACCCAGGTTCTCACCTTCGTCATCTGTTCCACCGGTGAAGACTACGTCTCCCATAATTACGTCCGTCATGCCGAAAGACTTTTCGAACATGTGCGTGCCGATAACGTTTGGAGTCAAGCCAATAAGCTTGCCCTCCTCATTGCACCATAGCGTCAGGTTGTCCTGTAGGTCCACTGCTTGAACCCAACCGCCAACCGCACCTTGTAGCTTTTTAAGACTGTCGTCTTCAAGATCTAAGATCTCTGTAGTAAAGTCGATGTTAATCCGTAGCGCTGTTTTCATGATGTTTGAATCTCCGCATCTGGAAACCACTTAAGAAATGTTTGGATGAGATGGTCGTAGTCTCCTGAAGTCATCTCGCCTAAGAATGTTTCAACCTCTGAATCACGTCCCGCATCGAGAAGCGCTCTTCGTCCCGCGCCCATGAATGAGTACGCGTTTCCGTCATTGACTTGAATGCTCATGTTAGTTGTCCCTATGATTTAGGAAGTCTTCAAGCACTGCTTGAATCGCATCATTTACGTCATTGGCAAGTTGATCAATTTCTTCTTGGGTGAAGGTAATTTCTTCGTCTACTTCTTCATCCCGCATGTAACTCCAGAAACCTTTGAGTTGCTCAAGGGTTAGGCTTGAGTCGTAGATAACTACGTCTTGTTCGTTTGACATGTTCTATCCTTCCGTCGTTGGTATGGGTTAATTATAACATGAATCTATTATAAAGTACACTACCCTTTAGAATTCTCAAAGTCCCAGTAGCTTTTAGCCAGCTCGTAAAACATCTGCGCTAGTCCTGGGGTAATCTCATAACCAATCTCTTCACAAGACGTGCGGCAGTAGCCATTCTCTAAGTCATCGACTAACTCCGTGTTTTGTTCGGCATCGGCTCTGGAGAAGATAAATCCGGTGTCGGACATTACGAAGAACGAATCCATGCCTTCATGGGCGATGTAAATGTCTTTCATGTTTGTCCTTTCGTCTTTTAGTGGGCAGCCAGCGGAAGAAAGTCTGGTAGACTTTCGCCTACGGTTTCATGTCCGCTGGCTGCGTAGTACTATTATATCAGGTTTGGTAGAACTTTTTTACGAAGTTGGTTACGGTTCGGTACGCGTTCTGGAGAGACCCGTTAACCCTTTCCATTACCGACGCTAGGGTTGAACCGTCTGAGAGGCTCTGAGCCAGTCTGGTTGCCACCGCAGTGTTCGCGTTAGATGTACCAAGGCTGACTGCTTTGACGCCGTTCACGTCTGTGACGGTGTGTCGCCCTAAGGCTACGAGGTCGAGGTCAGGTCCGCCGTTGGAAATCAACATGATGGGATAGACCGTACCTTGAACTTGCTTGACCGTGTACGGACGATCTGTAGCTCCTACCGCAATTGCTTCAGGGATACACGCTGGGTAGTTAACCTTAGTTTGGTTGGAGTTATTACCGGACGCAATCACTGTCGCAACGTTCATTGAGGCTAGCCCAACGATTTGAGATTGTAGTCGAGGCTCTGCCGCAATCGGACATGATGCCTCGGCGTATGCTCGTCCTAGTGAAATCGAAACCGCACCAACGTTAAGTCGTTGCGCGTTAGCTGAAACCCAGTCCATTGCTGTTGCAAGACCACGAGTTGTGTATGAATTGGCAAAGCCTTTAGCAGACATGCCAACGATACGAACGAACACAATCTTTACATTTGGATTAGTAGCTACCGCAACCGAAGCCATCTGCGTTCCGTGGCTGAGTGCTTTGTCTTTAACGAGTGCTGGATCTAAGTGAGCTGCACCAGGACCTGTCATTGACGCTTGCCCATTAGGACACTTGCCGTACTCGATGAAGCAAGCTTCTTCTACGATTGCAGCCTTAGCCCAATCAAGGTTTGTGTTGATACCGGAGTCGATGATGACAAGAGTTTTGTTGCCTGTCGCATGCGCCGGAGTTGCAAGTAGTGACAGACCTAAGGCTGCCGCAATTAGTAGTACTTTCGTTTTCATCTTTTCCTCTTTCGTCGTTCGTTGGTTGATTAAGAATAACCGGTGCAGGTAGAGTAATCTGACGGAAGGTCTACCCACACCGGAGCTTGTTACGCAGCGTTACGTGCGCCAATCTTTGTTAGAGCGTCTGCCGCAGCTTTTCCGATTTGAAGAGCAGCGTCTGCTGGATCTGTTACATCTTGTAGGAGAACAGTTGATGTTCCCTTGACGATGTCACGAGTATAAGCAAGTTGATAAGAGTGGGCGAAAGGAATCCACAAGACTGCGACTCCGTTCTTTTCACATTCCTGAATCCACTTCTTAGCTTTCTCAGTCTCTTCTGGAGTATAGCAACCATCACTCACAACTACGAGTAGACGAGCGCCAGTTCCATTGAGAAGATTTAGAGAACCATCGAGTGCCTTGAATGCTCTGTCGAACTTTTCAGTTCCATCAGGAGCAGAGTACACGTTTACCTCTGACAAGTGCTGTCCTGGCTTGAGTGTAGGGAACACACCTGAACCGTAATAAACCATTGCACACTTACCTTGAACGCGTCGCACGGCTTCTGACATTGCCCAAGCGGTAACTGCCATTGGCTGCATTGCATCTGCCATTGAACCTGAGATGTCAACCATGACTCCAACGTTGAGTGTTGGGTCATCTGTATGCTTGCGCACTGTACGCTTCCATGGTTGAGCATGCATCATTGAACCTCTAGCTTTGTACGCAGCTTCTTGAAGCATCGCACGAGAACGTAAACGCCCTGGAGGAAGAATAGAAGTTACTTCCTTCTCATCACGCTCACGATACTTTGCACGCTCAAGCATGTTTGCAATCTTGACTGCTGCCGCACGCTCTGGACCAGATGGTGCACGAGTCTCCTTGATGCGTGAGTAGCTGCCATTGCCTGCTTCACCGGTAGACTTGTTAAAGACTTCCTCGGAAATCTTTTCATGGTCTTTTTGCTGCTTTGCAGCTTTACCACGAATGTCAACAACTTCTTTCCACTCTTCTTTTTGCTCTTGTTCTTGAGCTTCATCGCCAATTGCAATTGCAATGTCTTCCGCGGCTTCTTCAAGATAGCCAATGATCTCTGAGATGATACCTGCCATAGCAGCTGGAATCATACTGCCCTCTTCTTCAGTCTCGCCATTCTCATCTGAAACGTCCTTGACGAGTGCTTCCCACTCACGAGCAAGCTCGTAAAGTGGTAGAGCATTGAAGTGTCCTTCGTACTTTTGGAATCGAAGCCAGATGTCACGAAGTTGTGCATAGCGAGTTGCGCCGAAGAAATCTGAAACCATACCTTGAACATCTAAAGCATCTTCCGCATCTAGAGACCCCGCATCAATGCGAGCGCATACTAGAGCTGCCAACTGTGCCATTGCACGAGTTGCCGTAATCTTTTCCAGGTTCTCACGAACGTCATCAAGAATGATGTCCATTGCGCAAGCGCGTAGGAAGACTCGATTAGCTGGGAAGTTCTCTACACCGAGAGCTTCGATACGAGTCTCTTCAAGAATCGTAAGCGCTGTCATCTCGTTCTTTGAAAGATCTTCATGCGCTTTTAATAAATCGTAGCGTGAGTAACGAGCATGGAGTGCTTCGTGAAAGATCGCACCTGATGCTCGTGGATAGTCGAATTGTGTTGTGCGATTGCGAATGTCGCCAATCGTCTCTGGAGTTACTGCCTTGCCGAACGCAACTGCAACATCTACCTCAACCTCAGCCATTGGTGGGTTGAAACAAGCAGGTGCTGAGTCTCCAGCGCCTGGGCCAACGTAGGCAACGATGTCTGAGCGTCCTGCCCAGGTGTTGACTAGTTCGCCGAGCTGGGCTCCGACCTTTAGCCATTCCGGCGGAGTTTGCTCCGCACGGGTTTTGGAAACCTTTAAGTGTGCCATGTTCTTTCTATCCTTCCGTCATTTGATAGTACTATTATATCAGGTAAGTAAGGAGAAGGAAACTCCAGACACCCATCTGGAGTCCCCTTCCTTACGCCAAGGGGAATTAGATCTTGGCTGGTCGGCATTCCTCGCCATACACTCTTGTGAGAACGTCCGCAACGACGGGGCGGTCGAGCTCTGGAGCGCAAGCGATTAAGTTCGCGATAGCGAACTTTGTGCCGAACGATTTAGAGATGTCGCGGAACGCTAGAAGTTCACGCATCTGTGGGCACCAACCACATTCGCCAGATGCCTGGCGACGATTGATGTTCTGTGCAACAGTGACGATCTGTGTAGATGCGCCAAGCTTTTTAGCAAGTGACCAGTCTGTAGTCATCTCTGTTTGAACGATGAAGCGAGATAGTAACGCTTCAGATAAGCGAACTCCAGGTGCATTTGGATTAGTTGCAGCGATGACATAGAATCCATCCTTCGCCTTAATAGTTCCGCGCTCTGGGTTTGCAGTAATTGTTAGTTCCTTACGTCCATCCATAAGTCCATAGACTCCTGAAAGAACCTTAGGATCAATAAGACCAACCTCATCGATTAGTAGAGGGACGCCTTCTTCGGCAGCTTTTACAAGTGGACCATCTTCCCAGACGAATCCTCCTGTTGGAGTTTGTACGTAACCACCAATGAAATCAGCGAGCTCGGTGTCGCCTGTTCCCATGATTGTGTAGAGCTTTTCAAATGCAGCTTCTACAAGTGCAGTCTTACCGCAACCTGGAGCTCCGTAGAGAAGAATAAACTGTTGATCCATACGTGCCTTGCGAAGTACTAGCACATCATCGTGCTCACCCCACTTGCGTGCATGGTACTGCTCGCCATTTGGACGAGTGTAGACGTTGTCGCCTAC